CCGAGATCTACACTAGATCGCTCGTCGGCAGCGTCAGATGTGTATAAGAGACAGGGGTGAATTGATAGCTAATAAATTGGTATTCTTATCCAACTTTGCACATCACATAGGAGTAAGCCATGAGACCCTACATGAATGGTGTAAAGTACATCCAGAGTTTTCTGTAGCATACGCGCACGCGAAGGAATTACAGAAACAGCACTTAATACATTGCGGCCTTTTAGGGTTATTCAATAGCCACTTTGCAATATTCACAGCGAAAAACATAGCGGACATGAAAGACAAGCAGGAAGTAGAAGTCGGTGGCAAAGATGGCAAGCCTATTCCAGTACAGATAGTTGATTTTAAGGGCATCGATGATACCGAATAGACTATTTTTAGATAGGTTGGGCTGGCACGAAAAGCAGTTTCTGGGCGGCTTTGATGACCCGGACACCATGCGAAGATTCTTTATGTTGGAGTGGCACAGGAGGGCCCATAAAACTACCCTGGCGATAAATCTGCTGATACGAGAGTGCTGCAGGTATCCAAAGAGTAAATACGTTTACATAGCTCCCACTCAGGTATGGGCGAGGGAGGTTGTTTGGGATGATCCTACGATGCTATGGGACGCCCTGCCGGACAAAGCCGAAATGGGCTGGAAGCCAAACGAACAGAAACTACTCATCAAGTTCGCAAACGGCTCTATGCTCAAGATAGGTGGAAGCGACAAGCCTGACTCTTTGCGGGGGATTGACGCTGACGGCGCTGTGCTTGACGAATGGGCCTTACACAAGAAAGAAACATGGACACAGATATTCAGGCCGATTATAGCTGGGCCGGCAAAGCCTGGCCATAAGAGGCGGTGGGCAATATTCCTTTACACACCAAAAGGGCCGAACCACGCTACGCAAATGTTCGATATCGCAGCTTGTGTTGAAAGTGAGGCCGAATTGCCTATACGCGGCAAGGCTAAGAAATTCAAAGAGGGCTGGTGGGTAAGCCGTTTAAGTGCAGATGAGTCGGGGATAATAGAACGTATTGAACTTGATAAAATGTTACAAGAGATAGAGGATGGGACATTGACTCAAGCTGAGTACGATCAGGAAATGCTGTGTCGGCGCGTAACAGATGAGGAAAGGACGTTAATAACCTCAATTCTATTGGAGAAATTGAAAGCCCGGAACTGGGAGTCAATGAACGCGGTCAAAACAGAAGACCGTAAAATAGTTGCTATTGATCCTGCTTTTGGTGGCGATATGTGCTGCATGAAGGCTTTTATAAATAACAGGGTGGAGGACGAGAGAATAGTACACCACAAATTAACGAGCGAGGTGGTTTACGAAGCGAAGCTGCTGGCCAAACAGATAGAGACAAAAAACTTTATTGTCGATTGCATAGGTAATGGTAAGGGTGTTGCTGATGGGCTGGAGGTTGACGCGATGGAGTATGACGTTCAGTATTTCAATTCATCGGCTAGGGTTGAAGATTCTGATATGTTCGCCAACCTGAAGGCCCAGGCAGTCTATTATGCAGCGACACAAGTGCGAAAGTGCCTTGTTGAGCCTGTTAAGGACCTGGAAACACGGCGGCAGTTAGTGGCCTTATCGAGGTACAAAGTAAACTCGTCGGGCCGGATGTTGATGATGAGCAATGACGATGTAAAGGTGATATTGGGCTGTAGCCCCGACAAGGGCTTGGCGTGGATTTATGGAATATGGGGCTTGCAGTACGTAGAGCCGGAGATTATAAGTGAGCGTGCGTACCGGCAGAGCAGAGAAGTTCAAAGGTCGGCAATGGCGATGTAGGGATAAGAAATGACGGGTAAACGGTTATTGAAAACTACGGTTTGTTTAATATCAATCTTGGCTATATCAGCTTTACTAACAGCCCTAACATTTCCGTATCCATCGAGAAATGATCCGTACAAGTGGTTTAATACAATGGAGGTCGTGGGTGAAGGAGAGAGGAATGAATATTTAACTTGGGCGTTGGGAGAAGATTGGGCGTCCTTAAAAAGCCAGTATGTGCCGCCTCGATGGAATAGCAGACACGGTGACTTATTTTTACTGTACGGCACCGGCTGTCCAAAGGAGGGAAATAAGAGAATGTACGAGGCCTGGAAAAACAGGGCTGGGGAAAAGCCTGGTGACATAATCTTTACAGATGAATGTATCGATATCAAGCTGGGGCATAACGATGCCAATGATGTTTATGTGTATTGGGATGCAAATGACTTTACTCATGCCTACGATATTATATTTTTCTTAGAAGGAGGCGGGGAGGTTTTATTTGGTTTCCAAGGCGACAAGTTGAAAATAACAGGGATGGAGAATTGCGATGAAGTAGCCGCAGAGTTCTTTAAGCATTTTATCAAGCCGATGGCCGATGCGTATGTCGAAGATAAATTGGAAGACCCTAATGACGGTACGATCACACACGCAGCGATTGAAACAGATCATTCACTTGCAATAGATTTCGACACATCCGATACGCCGGACTACGTTCAAATATCAATTAGATGAAGGATAAATTATGCCAGAAGAACATTACGCGGCAAGAATGAAAAGGCTGAAAGATGGGAGAAGTAGGCACACAAGCATTGCAAGATAGAATAACAAATATTATCGAGGTTCACAAAGAGGCTGAAGATATTACAAATGCCGAATGTATTGGCGTATTGGAAATTATTAAATTGGATTTATACCGAGAAATAGCCGGAGTTGACGAAGATAAACTGGAAGACCCGAATGGATGAAGACGATAAAATACTCGATGAAGACGGGATAATGTTCAAGGTCAAGCAGTTCCGGGCAGATGGTATAACCGGGAGTGCAAACCTGTACGACCGGATGGGCAAGGCCGACGATTTCAGGAACGGCAAGCAGTGGGACCCGGCCGTGAAAGCCGAGAACGAGAGGAAGGGAAAGTTCTGTCTGACAATTCCGTTAGTGAAACCTACCATAAAACAGGTAGTAGGCAACGAGATACAGAGTCCCAAAGACGTGAAGGTCCGCAACACACAGAATGGATCTGCTACCGTTGCTAATGTCCTGACCGCCCTGGCCAAACACGCAAGGGACTCGGAGCAGGTAAGGTTCGAGAGTTCATTGAGGTATGACTCCGGGATAACTACGGGCGTTGGCGTTATGGGCTATTTCGTTGACAAGTCCGAAGACCCTCGTAACGGTAATCTGCGAATAGAGAAGCTAAACGAGTTCGAGGTATGCTTTGACCCTAACTGTACCGTTTACGATCCTAACACGAGGCGCATAGGCTGCCAGTACGTTATATGGGAGCCGTGGGTAATCAAAGAGGAAATTGAGGAGCAATACCCCAAGAAGAAGACGGAGTTAAGAGCTCTCGGCAGCGGCAGGACAACGGGGATGGTATTGGGCGCAGTCTCCGCGATTATAGATTGGGTAGTAGGCGTTGATTCCCAGAAGGGCACTACTCTGAGCGGCCTTGAGCGGGAAGATGTAACGTCTTTGGAGAAATACCGCTATAAGGTAAATCATACATGGTGGCTTGAGCCTAAAAGATGTATTTTAGTCTACGATGAGGAGAGGTCCGAGATTGATTCGAGGTTGATAACTAAAGATGCGGAGATAGCAAAGATCAAGAAAGCGGTCGAGAAGGGTTCCGGGCGATTTTCATTCGAAGAGATAGTCAGGCCCGTGATGCACCATACGATAAGGGTAGGAGACGTTTTCTTAGAGGACATCGTAGACGAGTTGAACGGTGTAACGATGTTCCCACTGGTCCCGTTTTACGCTTATTTCGCAAACGGCTACAAGTCAGGTATGGCAGAGGACATGATAGGCCTGCAGGAGGCCATCAACTGGGGCCATTCGATGGTATGTAACCTGTTAAAGAAACTTGCCAATACCGGCTGGATAGGTAAGAAAATAGGCGATGTTTACAAGCGGTTCCTCAAGGCCCACGGCGGCGAGGACGGTGTAATACTCGATAAGAGCAAGACGGGCGGCGAACTTGAGAAGGTTAAGCCCAACCCTTTCCCGGACGGCCTGGCGATATTCACAGAACAGAGCATAGAAAACTTGAAGCGAGTAACCAACGTGCGGACAGAGGAGCCGAGCACCGATAAGGACCGGGTGGCCTCGGCGATTGCATTGAAGCAGGAAGCGGCGAAAACAGGCCATGCGTCAATAGATATGAACCACGACTATACCCTGGCCATTGAAGGTAATTTACTCATAGAGATTATCAGGAACAACGGCATTTACTCCGAGGACGAGGTAAGGGCGATTGTAGACGAGGAGGAGCTTATAGACTCTGCGTTAATGGACCAGGCTCGGCAGATGGTAATTCAGCAGTTGTCGGAGAACGGTTATGAAATGCCCGAGCAGTCACCCGGACCCGATATGGACCTTTTAGGCCAGTTCGATACCGAAGTCCAAAAGTCTGTAATGCTGGGCGTACAGCAGGAAGCGGAGGAAATGAACCGCATGCAGCAGTACATCGACCAGGCGGCAAGGCCGGTGGCCGAACAAATGCTATTGGAAGAGCTTAAGAACTTAAAGAAGGGCAAGTACAATACGAAAGTGACTATGAGTCCGATGGCCCCGACCCACCGGATAGCAAAGGCGGCGGAGCTATTCGAACTCAATAAGGCCCTGACCGAAAACCAGCAACTGCCTATAGGCCGCAGCCTGCTCATAGCGGCTACGGACGTTGATAACAAGGACGAGATCATAGCAGACGGCGAAAGGCAGATGCAGCAGATGGCCCAGACAGTAGGGGCGGCATGAAAAAGGAGTTAAAAGATGGCTAAAAAAAATGTTCCTAAAAGAGATGGAAGTGGCAAGGGAGTAAGGGCGAATCGAGGTAGGGGTGGCTGTAAAACTACGAGAAGTAAAGGGAAATAATTGAAAGAAGGGAAGTGAGTTATGAGCGAAGAAGCAAAAAAAAAATGTCACCAGATTCGGCTTTACATCGAAGATGTTAAGAAACGGACGGCGGCCATGTTCGACCAAGTGATTGAGGCTGATCCGGCTTCTATAGACGAAGCTCGGGCTAACATGAAGTTAGCGTACCGTCACTTGGAAGATGCTCGTATGCGTTTGGGCAAGGTGATCCAGGCGATTGACGGTGGCACATCGGTCTACGACAAATAGGAGCGGCATAATGGCACTAACCTTTCCATACGTCAAGCCGAAGCACATGCAGCACAGGGTAATTGACAAGAGCAAGATCGAAAACGGTTTTACCGACGCCTATAAGATGAAAATGGAAGGCCGGGACACAGATAGGAACCGATATGCCAAGAACTATCAGAACGCTATGGGCATTTGTAAGACGTGCCCGAACGCGAACAAAAAGAAACTGGATACCTGTACGGGCGAACATTGTAAATTGAGGTTTTGTGATAAATGAAAATGATTAAGAAAATATCAGTATTTCAAATAGAGAAGGCGGCGGAAATTATACTTAAAAAGATGTACGGGCATGACCTCATGACATTGAAACACTATGAACATTTATTTAGTAATCCCCTATTGCTATTAGAGATACCTCCAAAAACCGGAAAGAACAATCCTTTACGCCAGTTAAGAGGTCTTGCGATAGAAAAGGTATTGAGCGATGAGGGTTTTGATGTTAAAAATAATTGTTGGGTGTTAAGGGGTGTTACGGGTAAATGGGCGTTGATTTGTGGAGAAGCTGCATGAAGGCTAACGAAGAAAAACCAATAGAAGTGCCGGAGTTCAAAGACTATTACGTAGCTGCCTTTTGCGCTTTGATGCTGCATAAACTGGGCGGGATGCAGCAGATACCGATAGAGCTTTTGGAGAAATTCCCGAAAAAGGACACTCCGGTAATCGAATGGAACCCGAAGACCAAGGCGTACATAATGAAGACCCTGGCCTACCACAAAAAGAAGGCCCGGAAACGCAGTATAATAAAACGGAAAAAGCTGATAATCCCAAATTGAAAGGCAAATGATGGCAAAACCAAAGGCAAAAGTCGAAGTACAGAAGTCGGCTGAACAGATAGCAGCTGAGAAGGCCCACGCTGAGGCCCAGGTCCAGGCTGACAATGACGAGATAGCTCGCAAGGCCGCTGAATTGAAGGCCGCTGACGCAAAGGCCATGGAAGAGCAGAACGAGAAAGAGCAGTCGGCAACAGCGAAGAAACAGGCCAAAACCGATAAGACGGTCAATGACAAGGCCGCAGAGGCCGCGGCGAAGATAATGAAAACTCCGCTATCAGTAGAGGAAAAGGTCGAACTGGCCAATCTTGAGGCCAGGGCCAATAACGGCGCTCACATGCCGCAGGCAACGGAAATGCTCCGGCTCGGCAAGCTGAGGAAGAGGGCGAAATTGATAGAAGAATGAAAGCTATCAAGAACATATTCCTGAAAATATTGTTGTTTTGGCATGGGTATAATGATATATACTCTTTTTGGAAACATCCGAGAATGAGTTATTTTGTTAAATATTTTCAGCCAACAGGCTTAATGCACAAAAGCAACGGTGGCCATATAAAAAGAATTTTATGGATATGTGGCTTAAGCATAAGTTGGTGAAAAGTTAGGTGTAGTGATTATGAAAAGAACTTTTGAAGACGATATAGACATAAGCGAAGACGTAATACGATTGAAAACGGAGATGTTACAAGCAAGGAAACGTAGTTAAGAATTAAATATCGGGTTCATTGCTGGCAGGCAGTGACGCAAGAATAAATCACGGCTGTATTGGAGCCAATACCTTCAAGATGGCCGTTTTTTATTGCCCGGAAAAGAGAGTTAAAATGGCAATAGTTAAAACAGATAAGCAGCAGGAAAGAGAGTGGGCTATCGAAGACGCGGCCCTGACGTTGAAGTCGTTTGCCAGGATAAAGAGGGACAAACCTCTTTTGAAGGCCGCGAGAGAATATCTCAAGAAGGAGATAGCTGATTCAAAGAAAATATTGAAGACAACTTAGCGTTGACCGCTGACGAGGAATAGCGGGCTACGTAACCGATGCGGACCATCGGGCTACCTTTTGGGCGTTGAGGGTTTCAATGCCCCTCTGACGGCTGGGGTACAGTCGGCTACGGTGAAGTTCCCACCGGCAAAGAACAGGAGTAACTGTTATGGAATCTGAGAATTTAGAAGTGACAGAGCTTGAGGAAAGTACCCCGGTCGCAGAGCCTGAAGTAGAGAAGTCCGAAGCTGAGTTGGCCCTTGAAGAGACTGCTGAGAAGCCGAAAGAGGACATGGTCCCGGCTACGGTGGTAGCTAAACAGAGGGCGGCTCGAAGGGCGGCAGAGGTTGAAGCTGCTGAATTGAGAGGCAGGTTAGCTGCCCAGGAAAAGCCGGCAGTGGCGGAAAAGTCGCCGATTGAACTGGCAGCCGAAGAACTGGGAGTGTCGGTCGATGAGGTTACTGTCGACGGCAAAATCCTGAGAGAGCAGCGGGCTTTCGAGAAGAAGCAGGCCGAGACCACTACACACCGGCAGAATTTAGACGACTTCAAGGAAGCTGGTAGCGAGGCCCTACGGACTATGACCGATGAGGTCTACGGCGAGGGGCTGGGGTTAGCGGCGCTCGAAGAGCTTGGCGCTCATTTATTGACGCCGGGCGATAAGTTGGACATCTTTCAATCCGGCAAAAAATGTGGGAAGACAACGAGGGACATGCTGATTACCCGAATTGCAAGGGCCGGCGGCGAGGGTGCTAAAGAACTCAGGCAAAGATTGAAAGCACACAAAGATTCTCAGGTTGAACCTAAAGTAGAACAAAAAGGCGAGCCTGAGCAAAAAGTAGAAACACCGAACGCAAACGATCCAACCGAATCCGATGCGTTCATAGAGAGTATTTTCTTTTAACGCTTAGGTTTGCCTCATTGCGAAAGGAGCAATGATGGATAAATCTAAACTTTTTCAAAAACATGCGATGTTAGGCGCGTTGTTATCGCCCTGGTATGGTGGTTTGGCGATATCGGCCAGATTTGTCAATACATCGTTTGCATCAGGTGATCCGCGGACCCAGACTATCTGGTCAAAGGCGGTTTTTGTCTATGCCCTGCAGAACATGGCTTTAACGCCGTTGATGGGTAAGGACAAAAACTCCCTGATCCAGGTGGAAAAGAGACTTCTGAAAGAGACCGGTGAAACGATTGTCTTCAAGAGCAAGTCTCCGATGTCCGGGGCGGGTCAAGGTGACGGCGGAAATACCACGGGGAACGAAGAAGCCATAAAACGCCGGAATATGTCCCTTACTGTTCACGAAAGGGCACACTCATTCGTATCGGACGGCCCTATAAGTGAGCAGAGAACAGACACAAACATCCGCGAAGACGGCAAGGAAGACCTGGGCGATTGGTACTCCGAGGCTTTGGAGAACGATTTGATTACTGCCGCAGCTGGTCTTTACAACGAGAATTCCTCGGGCGCTGCCATTGAGACTATTAACGAGTCTTATCCCACAAGTAACCGTATTTATTACGGCGGCCAGACGGCGGCCGGTGCTCTTGGCAACAGTGGCGTTTCTTATGCAACCGATGCGCTCTTAACGGCGGGCACACGGGCTAGCAACCTCTGCGGCACACTGCTCTTGAGCGCCATTAGGCGAAGGGCTATCGCAGCTGTCCCGAGGTTCCGACCTGTGATTATCAGGGACTTATCGAAGATTAACCCTGACGATACGAGAAAGGGCGTACAAGGCCCGATGGTCGGCAAGTTTCATCTTGTTTTGCTGCATCCGTACCAAATCAAGGCCATCAAAGCCGAGACGGGTGCGACCGGCTGGTCGCAGTTGACGGGAGCGGCCCAGGTAAGGGGTAATCTCAACCCGATATTCTCAGGTGCATCCTTCCTCTGGGATTCGATGATTGTCTGGGAATACGACCGTATACCGTTGAGAACGGGCGCTGATGGTAAGACTTTGGCGGAAGGTTTTTTACTCAACGCGGACCGTACAGAGACAGATGACGCTTGTGCAACTACCCGGTCGGTAGCCAGGGGACTCTTTATGGGCGCTCAGGCGATGGCTTTCGGATGGGCACAAATGCTCAAATGGCATGAGGACATGATTGACGCCCGCAAGCCGAAAGTCGTAGTCGATTGTATTTACGGTGTTAAGAGGACAATCTTCAATGCTCACGGCACTTCCACCCCAGGTTCCGATGAAGCTATCTACTGCATAGACACAGAGGTTTTGGTGGACGCATAAGAAAATGAACGGCGGGAGCGTTTACCTGCTTAACTTTAATTTTAGAAGAAAGGCTTAACTATCTTAACTTTAATTTTAGAAAGGTTATAGCTATGAAAAAGACAATTTTATGCGTAATTGCTTTGTTGCTTTTGTCCAGTGTTGCTATCGGGCGCAATCGTGGTTTGACATACCACGAGATCCAGTTTGTCGACGAGACAGGTGCGACGGTCACTGATATCTCGTCAATAAACATCTATTTACCGGACACAACCACAAACGCGACAATCTATATGGACGCCGGGCTTGCGAGCGCTATCACCCAGCCCATAACAACGACTTCGACCAATACGACTTTCACCCAGAGTACAGGCAGGCTTTATTGGTGGGGGCCAGACGGTTACGATTTTACCTTTACCAACGGGACGAATACTGCGGTAAACGCGGGGCATCAGACAAGGACGGGATCGGCGGGCAAACTGATTTTCCCATCTTATCTGCAAACAATCAACTCATCGACCTACACCAACGCACAATCAATAACGATGGGAACTGATTCTGATTGGGTCTTTAACGCAGGGACAACCGCCGACCTATTGACATTTACGCCGCTAACAAACGGCACGGCCCATTTTTCAGTAGGCACTACAGGCTCATGTTGCGATTTATCATTGTGGGGCGATACCGCCGGTTATGACTTGATGTGGGACGCCACCGACAACCGCCTTGAGTTCGAGGACAATGCCATTCTCGCTGTCGGTACGGGCAATGATTATTACATTGCTCACGATGGGTCCACGACAACGGTAACGGGAGCGGCCACTTACGCCTCTGCGTCTATTTTCAGTACGGACGTGACCCTTACCGGCAACGCCTATAATGTCGAATGGGACAACAGCAGTGATACGTTACACCTTCTCGATAACGCTGAGCTTGGTATAGGCGGAGCGACAACGGCGGATGGTGACGTTGTTTTCAAATGGGACGGGACCGATCTCGATGTTTTACCGGCGGCTGTTACCGCCGTCTTCAAATGGGGTAACGGCACAAACGACTTCGATATGTGGTGGTATGGCAGCGCTGCAGGCGATTATATGTTGTGGGACGAAGGTATTGCAGAACTGACCTTTGTCGATGCCCATATACAGCTTAACGACGATGCCACCCTGACTCTCGGGACGACTGATGATTGGGTAATCCAGTGCGCAACAACGGAAACTATTGAGTTCCTACCGTCCGAGACTACGGACGACTGCGTTTTCAATATCGGCTCTGCCGCTTACACCGCTGACGTTACTATCTTCGGTAAAGAGGTGGGCGAGGATATATTCTGGGATGCCAGTACGAGCACCCTGTCTATGGGTGCAGCCGATGATACGGGTATAGATGTTATTTTCTACGGCGATACGGCAAGCAACCAGGTCCATTGGGATTGCAGTGGCGATGAATGGATTTTTGGTGCTGACGCCGAAGGTGTTGACGTTACTTTCTACGGAACTACAACCGGCAAGTATGCCAAATGGGACGAAAGCGCCGACTCGTTTGAAATTGAAGGCCAGTTTGACATTGGTGAATTAGCCACTTTCGGCGAATCGGACGACACCCCGGACGTTCACGGCCATTGCTATTTCGTTACCCACGCCACAACCGATACCATTACCGATTTTGACGGTACGGGTATAGATGCCGGTCAGATTATCGTGGTAGAGTCCGCAGGTGCTATTACTTATGACGTTACAGGGCAAGGTCTAAAAGGCGGGTCGACCGACATAATCACCGCCGATGGCGATTTGACCGTCTGGATTTACAACGGCACTGATTGGCTGTTAATTTCCTATATGGATTTGTCGGTAAGTTACGAAGGTGCGTAAACTTTTTTGAAGGAACAGCAAAATGAAGAAATGGATAATTTTGGCAGGTGTAGTTATTGGCCTTTGGCTAATGGTTCTCGTTAGTTTTAAGCTCTTTAGAAGCGGGCCGGAAACTCAGATTCAGGTCCTTAAAAAAGACAACGTGAAACTGAGAGTTGTAGCCGAGAACTACGAACTAAAGTACAAAATCTTTGTGCTTGAGGAAAAGTTAAAGGCGATCTCGCAAGGCACAAAACAAACACCTACCAGGATTGTTCCGGTTCCGAATGGCGCTAACGTAAATGTAAAGAGTAAATAAGTTGAGGGGCCGGCCGCCCGGCCCCTTCTTTAAGATAGGAGACAAACGATGCCCAGACAACAAGCCGCGCAAACCTTCCAGGAACATACTCTATGGAACGAGGATGGTGGGAGGCTTGAGAACAATACTCTCTACGACGGCCAAATTAGCAGTGAGTATGCGGGAGATAACACATTGCCCCCCGTGACCGCGCTGGATGATGCCACAATAGAGGACCTGGCGGCCGCCAAGAAAGTTATTATCAAACCTCCCAACGGAATTGTATCACTTGAGCTTCGATTCAGAAGTGACGGGAGTAACAATGATGTTAATATTCTACAGTTGTATGCTGCTGCCGGTCCCGACCATTACGTTCTTATGGCCCAACTGTCAGTTGTCCAGGGCGCAAAGCCTCATTCTATCGGGTTTTTCTGCGACCACATGACGCCCGCTACTGAAGCGTGGATTACCGCCGCCTCAGAGATTGACCAGGACACTCCCGCCGATGGTATCGGAAGATACGTCTTTAATACGCATGGATACGACAGGTTCCTGCTTGTGGCAAGCGACTTGGTTACAACTACAGTCTACGTTGATTGGCGCGAACATTAACAGTGTAAATATGTGGAAGAAAACGATTATTATTCTTGTGGCACTGCTTTGTTTATCGGTAACGGCAAGGGCGGCATTTATGCCGCTGCACGATCCTTACGCTGTTCACGTGGACGGTTCCGATACACTTGAAGGCAACTGGAGCCTGGGCGGTTTCAATCTGACCAACGGAGGCTCAGGCACTTTCGCCACAATATCATTGTTGGAACAGTCGTCTAATCCGGATGCACCAGCGGATGGGCAGGCAGTAATATGGTTATCTGACGGTTCAGGGTACGGCGATGCTGGCGATGTAATGATTGCGAGTACGACCAGCAGTGTGACCAGGTACGGGACATTATTTGATTATAGTGGTGGCACGTTGTGGGAAGCGGATGTGATGATTTATGAAAATAGCGATGTGATGCTTCTGGAGAGTGGTGACACAATGGTCTTTGAGTAAAGGAAGTAAATTATGAGAATGAAACTTGCTATAATTTCGATTGTTCTGATTGCTGTAACAATAGTTTACGCTGCTAATGTAAAGTGGTCTGCTCTCGATGAGTGTACTACAGTCGCTGACGCTGATGTTCTTTGTATCATCGACTCAGGTACTTCTAAGAAGATTACGGTCCTTAATTTCTTTGATACTATAGACACAGCAGCGGAGCTTGATACTATAGTTGCCGACGAGAATATACTTATCGAAACTGAAATTGATGCTTCATCGGAATTACTTGCCATAATGGACGATGAGACAGGAACGGGGGTTTTGGTTTTTGGGACCGCACCGACTTTTACAACCAATATAACCACTCCGCAGGTGACTTTTACCGATGCAGACGCTTCGCCGGATGCGGTCGGAGAACTACTCTACGACAATACGGTAGCTGGGATTGATGATGGCTGGTTCTGCTGGTATGACGATGATGAGATTAAGTATATCATCGACACCGATACCCTGCCTACCGACGCAGAAGATGATTACCATTTAGCCTACGACAAAGACACTGATACTTTGTACTGGAAAGCCGACGCAGACACGGGCGGCGCTACGGCATGGGATGATATTACTAACCCCGATGCCGATGATACGATTGCTTTGGCAGGATATGAAATAGGTTTTTCATCTACACTCGATGAGGCGGCTCATGCCGTTTTCAAAATAGACCATACGGACGCAGATGTGGCAGCGGCAACAACTATTTTTCAGATACAATCAGTAGATGATGGCGATGCTTCCTTGACGTATATAAATATCATTGACGATTCAGGAGGTACGCCCAATCAAATTTGGTACATTAAGGAAAACGGCGATACACATATTGACGGCGGTGTTTATGCCTCTATTTTGCAGGCTACGGCTACGGTAACCGCAGGGACAAGCGTTTCATCGGATTTGTTCGATGTTGTCGGGGCCGAAGACCTGGACATAGGAAGTGCCGACGTTCTCGACATAACTTTGATTGAGGCCGACAGCACGGTTGTTATTGACGGAGGGATAACAGTATCGACTGGAGACACCATTACTCTTGGTGCAACCGCATGGAACTCTGGTGATGGAATAGATGGCGAAGTAATTGCGAATGATACAATCGACAATGACAGCATCGATTGGGCTGACATGACCGATTTGACAACGGACGGAGCAGTATCTTGGGGGAATATAGCAGAGGGCGAACTTGCCGACAGTACCGTTATTGGTGCTGACATTAAGGACGACACAGTAGATTCGGCTGATTATGCGGCAGCTTCTATTGACGCTGAACATCTTGCCGCTGACATAGTTAGCGAGGCGTATATTGCAGACAATGGTATTGACTCGGAGCATTACAATGACGGCTCGATTGACTTAGTTCATGTTGCTGCTGCTGCTTACGCAAAAGATTTGGTGACTACAGCTCCAATTACTGGTGCGGCTGACAATATTTTCGTAGGTGCAGATTCCGATGTGACTGTTGCAATTACCATGTTAAAAGACATTGTAACAACTGCACCACTGACCGGAGCAGAGGACAATGTTCTCCCTGGTGCTGACGCAGACCTTACACTTGCAATAACTGTTCTCAAGGATCTTGTAACTACAGCACCAATTACGGGAGGAACAGATGATATTTTCCCAGGTGCGGATGCGGACATTACAATTGCTTTGGCTGCGGATGGGATAGATTCAGTTCATTACGCAGCCGGATCAATCGACTATGAACACTTAGCTGACGATGTTATATCCGGTGCAGCGGCAATTGGTGCGTTTGAATCGGGTGATACGTTTTTGATCTTGGAGGCAGGAGTTGGATTGCGAGAAGCCGATTATGACGACTTGCCTGGTGTTGGTGGCGGCATGGACAATTTCATTGCCGAAGATGGAGATGGAACGGAAGTGTCCGTGTCTGATGCGGAGGAGTGGAAATTTGTTGAAGGTTCTGGCATAGACATTAACTGGACGGATGTTGATCCAGGATCGGACGCAGACCCGTTTGACTTAACATTTACTGTAGCACTTGGAACTGATATTGCGGCAGCGGAGATGGCTGATGAAGATCATGGTGATGTTCAATGGAACAGTGGCGATGCTGATGTAGAGTCTATGGACTTGGGCGATGCGACTACAGGAACATACTATGTTGGTTTGTTTGCTGATGATACAGGCACTTCCAGACCAATTTACGCAGATGCCCCCTTGTCCTACGCACAGGCGACAGGTACATTGACGGCAGGGGAGTTTGCCGGTGGCGGTGGTAGTCTTACGGGAGTGGATGCAGCTACAGGAGATTCGGCAACGGCCTTCTTCGATGCAGGAACCATAGAACATGAGTACGGGGGCTTGCAGGCAGACGTAAGTGCCTACACAGGAATAATCGGAATAACAGGAGCGGATACAACCGTTGAAGTTGATTTGCTGTCTGAACTCTTGACAGCAATGGGTGATGTTACCGCTTTTATCACTGACGATGATATGCCGGCAGCGGCGGCAGATCCGGATGTGGATGCGGCTGGAGAGATAGGTAGGGATACGGACGGTGCAAACGAGACGGGAGATTCATCGTTACGGGGGCATGATGGATCTAACCAGTTTTTATATTCCAGAAAACTAAAGACTATAAACTTTACTCTCATATCTCCTGACACAATAGACGCTGCCGACTTGATACCAGTATGGCACAACACTTCCGGTATGACATTCACAATTACTGAATGGAAGGCATGGAGCGATGACGATGATGTGAGCTTGGAGATCGAGGAACTTACAGACCAGACGGACTATTCAGCAAGAACTACGGTTGACGCCGTAGAGATAGCAACAGATGGCACAGGTGTATATTATGCCTCTGACGGTACGATCACACACGCAGCGATTGAAACAGATCATTCACTTGCAATAGATTTCGACACATCCGATACGCCGGACTACGTTCAAATATCAATTACAGGTTGGTTTAACGCAGATGTGGATTAAGGTGAAATAATGAAACGAAAGTTAATATGGATTATCCCTGTAGTTTTGGTCATTCTTACACTGAACGAGGTTCTAACTGCACCGCCAGAGGATGAAATTGGATGGTATATTGTACCTTACGAAAGAGACAGGAGGCTTGGAAGCCCTCAACCTGCCCGACATTGTGCATTGTGTAAATACAACAAGCAGATATGGGATGCAGGCGGCAAATGGACTTGCGTAGAAGTCTTGGGCAATAGGGCGATTGTAAAAATGAAAGCTCCCGTTGCAATTCACGAATTAGTTGCCGGTCTGTATAAGAAGCTACCAAAGGACAGGCTGGACGGTTCGTTGAGCGATTTGCCTGCCGCCGCCAAAACAGCCCTGAAAAACGAAATTCTTGATATGGGGTATACGCCCGAAGAAGTTCTAACTAAATTCGGTAACGACTTGGGGCAATACCCCCTCCGTGACGTTCTAAAGTTCATGGCCAAAAGAAAACGTGCTCCACGATATGTAACCCCGTCTGATGATTTCGTCTGTGATGGTGACATAGAGGAACTAACAGGCAGCATTGAATACATTGATAACAAGGTGAAATAATGCGAAAAATGCTAATATGGATATTGTGTTTTGTCATGCCTGCTTACTGCATGGCAGCGTTTCCGACAACCGGAATTTTAGACAACTTTAACCGGGGTGATGAACAGCCTGCGACCGGCTGGACGGATATGGTAAACGGAGTGGAAGTCATTTCTAATCAACTCAGTGCAACAACCAATGCCGCATATAACTGGGTATCGTGGGACGCAACAACATACGGCCCTGATTGCGAAGCCTACATAACATTCTCTACTCTTACGTCTGGCGGCGTAGGACTAATCCTGCGAGGGACAACTGAAAATGACAATACTTGTGATGGATATGCGGTATGGGGGGTGATAAACGGTGACGAGTCAAGGGTATATGAAATAAAAAACGGCAGTTTTACACAAGTCGGTAGTGGAGATGCTTTTACGTGGGCAAACGGTGACAAACTCGGCGGCGAGATAATCGGTTCAACTATCAAGGTGTATATAGATGATGGCGGTGCAGGATGGGCAGTAAATACGACTGAAACTGATGCAACCTATGGAAGTGCCGGTTATCTTCAATTTCGTATTTATGATGACGATCCAAAATCGGACGACTTCGGCGGCGGGACAATAGTATCGGCAACAGATGAAGGCCAGGTAATTTTTGTGAATATAAACTAATGGAATTTGTAGTAACTAAAAATCCGGAAGTGGCGGGGGTGTTAGTACCCTGGTATGAAAAG